GACAACGGCAAGTTGTCATTTAGCGAATTTGCTGAAAGCGTCATTAAAGACATTATTAAAATACAATTAAAGATGCAAGCCAGCCAATTATTGCAAATGGGAATTAAGTTTGCCATCGGCGCATTTAGCGCAGGCGCAACACCGTCGGGTGGCGTGCCGGGTGGCGATGTGGGTTCTTATTCTACCTTTGCTAGTGGTGGCACAATTACCGGGCCAAGCATTGTGGGTGAGAATGGCCCAGAGTTATTTATACCCGGCAGGTCAGGTGCTATTATTCCAAACAATAATCTAAATGATTCAATGGGTGGCGGTGGCGTAACTTACAATGGCCCAGTCATTCAAAATATGCAAGCGATTGATACGCAAAGCGGTATACAGTTTTTAGCAAAAAACAAAATGACGATTTGGAGTATGAATCAATCGGCTAACCGCAGTATTCCAGCAGGTAGATAACAATGAGTTTAAATTTAATCTTAGCTAACAGCGAATCGGTTGGTATTAATGACCAACGATTTGTTGGGCAAGTTGTAAGCAGAAATCAAAGAATAAGCACAAGCGAGATTGTTACCGTTGTGCCATTCGCGTTTGAAATGAAGCCGATGAATTATTTGCTTTATAGTAAAAGCCGAGGTCTATTAAATTCACTGCGTATACCTGACAAAGCCTTGCCCCAATACCTTAATTTTGGTTCTACGGGCTGGGTTAATTACATACAGTATCAAGGTCAGTTAAGCGCAGGACAAATCGCATCATGCCGGTGGCAAACTAGCTCGGCTAATAAAAACCTAGTACTCGGTAATTTGCCAGCTATTAGCTCAAGTTTTTTTATTGTGCGCGTAGGTGACTTTTGCCAAGTAGGTTTGTATTCGTATATAGCCACCGCAGACGTCACGCGTGGCAGTGGGTCAACCGTAACCATACCAGTACACCGCAATTTACTTACAACTGTCACAAGCCCTATAAACGCCGTTATTGGCGAGTTTGGAACAACGGTAAGTATGGGTGGTTCAACATACACGGGTGTAACTTTTCAAGTTGTTTTGCGGGATTACCCTACATACACATTAGTTCCGATGACTAACGATTCTTTTATACAATGGTCTGGAACATTTAAAGCATTTGAGAGTGTCGTATGAATGTAATTCCTGAGGTAGTTGCCACTAACAACATACGTTACGCTGACTTTGTACGCGTGACTACACCTGACGCGGTTTATAGGTTTGCCACGACACCGCAAGCTATAACAGTAACTGCGGTAGACAGCCAGCCTTTTGACGCTGTGGGCTTACTTATGAAGGTAGGCGACACACAGCGCGATATTAAAAGTACCGCAAATGAAACTACGTTTACGCTTGTCGGCATTGACACCGCTATGCTTGGCTGGGTATTAGGAAACCAAATTAAAGGCTCGCAAATAGAAGCATGGAAAGGGTTTTTTAACACCGATGGCGCATTAATTACAACTGGCGGGCAAGGTGGCTTGTACCAATTCTTTAATGGCTACGTCAATTCATTTGCTATTAACGAAGAATGGTTCGAAGAATTGCGTCAATTTGTTGGCGTTGTAAGTGTTGCAGCATCATCTATACAACTAATTTTAAAAAACCGTACCGCAGGCAGATTTACAAACGATAACAATTGGCAATTCTTTGCATCGGGCGATACAAGCATGAACAGGGTTTCGTTTATAACAAACATCAATTATCAATTCGGAAAAGGTGCTACTGCAAACTCATGATAAGACAAGCCACACGACAAGATAAGCCACAAATAATCGAGATGATGAAATTGTTTCGGGCAGAAGCGGACATCGTGCAATACCGCACTCTAGACAATGAACCATATTGGAATCGACTACTAGACACAATATTAGCAGGCGCAGGCATAATATTTATTGAGGATAATGTCGGCTTAATCATGGCGTTAATTACACCGACTGTGTGGTGTGATAAGACTTTATATATGCAAGAGTTGGCGTGGTATGTTGTGCCAGAAAAACGAAATACAAGTGTTGGCTATCGGTTATTAAAAAAGTACGTAGACTACGGCAATCAATTAAAGCAAGAGGGCAGAATAGCCATGTTTGCAATTGCCAAAATGGTTACTAGCCCAGACGTAAAATACGGCAAGTTTGGGTTTTCTAAATTAGACGAAAACTGGATTCAATAATGTTAAGACTTTGGCTTACGGTTTTTTTACTTACATTTACCGTGCAGGCGTATGCTGTAGGTGTCACAATTGCAATGGCTATCGCAGGTGTATCAACAGCCGGAGCATTAACTGCGGGCTACATTGTTTTAGCTATGGCCATTAATTTGGTTGTTTCAACGGTAATCAGCAAGGCTTTTGCCAACAACCCATCGTTTGATAACAGTACATCAGGTTCAAGCCCCAACCCTGGCAACCGTCAACAACTTGCACCCGCTACAGACAATAAGTTACCCGTAGTGTATGGGCAGGCTTTTGTTGGCGGTATTGTTACTGACTTATCCATTAGCTCAAATAACCAAGAGTTGTATTACGTCTTATCAATTTGCGAAGTAACCAACACTAACGCGGGACAAACGCCCGATACGATTACATTTGGAAAAATATACTTCGGCGGTAAGTTAGTCCAATTTCAAGGTAACGGGTACACAGTTGCTAGTTTATTAGATGAATCTACAGGCATAGTTGACACCACAGTAAATGGCAAAATTGAATTTTACTTATACAGCAATGGTTCAAACACCCCTGTTAATCAAGCACTAACCGCAATACAAGTAATGCAAACGGCGGGGCTTATCTATACTTGGGACTCAACTAAGTTAATGACAAATTGCGCTTTTGCGATACTTCACTTATCGTATAGCCAAACAGCTAATATTGTTGGTTTGTCACCAACTAAATTTCAAGTAACAAATAGCCGTACTGATACAGGCGCGTGCTTTATAGATTACTTAACTAACACACGCTACGGTTGTGCTATTCCTGCAAGTCAAATAGATACAGCCAGCCTTGATGCGCTAACAACGTATTCAAACGGCGCTTTTGCTTACACAGATTCCGATGGTTTGCCTGCTACGCAAGCAAGGTTTAAATTTAACGGCACATTAGACACACAGCGAAACGTGATGGCTAATTTACAAGACATGGCATCGTGCGCGGATTGCTTAATAAAGTACAATGAAATAACCGCAAAATGGGGTGTGATTGTACAAAGTCCTGATTACACGGTAGCGATGGCGCTTGATGACAGCAACCTGGTATCGGCTATCAGTATCACTCCTTTAGACATCGCATCTTCCTATAATATTGTTGAATGTAAATTTCCAAACAAAGACGATCAAGATGCGTTCGATTCCTCTACTTTTGACTTGGCACAAATTAACCCAGCTTTACTTTACCCAAATGAACCGATTAACAAAGTATCAGTTAGTTTGCCATTGACTAACAATAGCGTCACGGCTCAATATTTAGCAACTCGATTGTTAAAAGCAGGTCGTGAAGATTTACAAGTACAAGTAAGCGTTAACTTTGTTGGCATTCAACTTGACGCTGGCGATATTGTTACCGTTACAAGTGCAAATTACGGGTGGGTAGCCAAGCCGTACCGAATATTTAAAGTTGTTCAGTCGTTTAATGATGATGGTTCAATATCGGTACAGTTAAATATGAGTGAGTACAACGCAACAGTTTATGACGATGTGAGCATAACTGCGTTCCAATTAGCGCCTAACACTGGATTAGGTGACCCTACGTTTTTTGGCACATCAGCGCCCGTATTTGTTGTCGCTGATGTTCGCACAGCTATTAACCCGTACTTTTCCGTGCGTGTCACCACATCACAGGCAGGTATCACACAGTATGCAGAGGTTTGGTACTCAGCGTTTTCTAACCCGCTACAAGAACAAATGTATTTTGCGGGCACAAGCGAAGTACAAAGCAGTGGCACACCGTGGGGAAACAATTTTCAGCTTCCAATTATTACTCTTAATAATGTACCGGCTGGCAATTGGTACATATTCTCGCGCATGGTAAACAGCTTGGCAAGCTCTGCCTTTAGCCCTGCAAGCATACTTTTTCAATGGCGACCCACTACGTTTCAATACGTTGATAAATACTTATCTATTGCTTACGGTACAGATTTAGCAGGTGCAGGTTTTAGCTTAGTAAAAACTACGCAAAATTATTATGGGTTATGCAATCAAGATTCAACAACGCCAAGCACCGTACCAAGCGAATACACATGGTACGAGGCAAGCCCAGATTTTGCATCAGTAGTATTTTTGCTTTACTCAAACCGCACAGGCAGAAAGTTTAGCTTCGCTACAGGCTTTGCAGAGTTCGCTGCTGGGACAGGCGCATTTGTACCTACCCAAGTGCTGCTATACGACCCATCTACTTGGGGCGCATTAGTTGACGGTACTAATATTATTGACCTTGACCAAAGAACAGGCCAATTAACAAAGACTGGAACAACTACGGTTGGCACGGGTCAAGTACAGATTACGAATAACACCGATGGCAACATGATTGCGTCCTTGCAGCAATACCTAGACTTTGGTGGGCCTTATCAAAGAACGGCATCAGTTGCTACTTTAACAATTGATATTTACGGGCGCGTGGTAGGTTTTGAAGAACCAGACGATTTTTACTATACAGAGCAATATTTCACCGCGACTAGTGGACAGACTGTATTTTCGGTAACTCGTGGATCAGATTACATTAGCGGTCAATGTTGGGTTTTTAGGAATGGTCTTAAATTGTTTCCGACTGAATATACAGACACGGGCGGTAGCACAGGAACAGTTACGCTAGGCACAGGCGCATTAACTGGTGATGTTATACAAATAGTTTCTTACAAGTCAGAAAATACGACTACTGGTATCTATACATCGTTTACAACCAATACAGAAACATTAAGCAACCAAGGTTCGTTTACAGCATCAGGTTATTTAGTTGATGGCCTCGAGTTGTTATTTTTGAATGGCACATTAGTAACCGCTCAGGATTACAACGTATCTGGGCAAACCATTACCTTTATTGATAACACTACAGGCACGTTAGAAATAATAACGTGGTCTGTTAATAACTTAGGTGTAGCCAATGGCACACCTGTCAATATTGACGCATTTACCGTTATTGGGCAAACAATCTACCCGTTTAGCTACAACAGTCTAGCCTTTAACCTTTACAGCAATGGCGTGTCTTACCGTGAAGGGACAGACTATACAACCGCTACAGGCACGTATACGTTAACCACATCGCCACTTGTTAACACTATAATTATGACGCAACAAACTTTTGCACGAATAGGAGCAGTCTAAAATGACACAAGCCTTTAACCTTGCGCTACACGCAAATTTTATTGATACAAGCGGAAAAGTTAGTGCAGCAGGGATTCAACCCAGTGCAATACCCGTAGCTTTTACCTCTGGCACAGTGATGTTGTTTGTGCAAACTTCTGCGCCCACAGGTTGGGTTAAGTCTACGGCTCACAATAACAAGTCTTTGCGTGTTGTTTCAGGAACAGCAGGAAGTGGTGGCTCTGTTGCATTTACTACAGCATTTGCAAATCAAGCGGTTTCAGGTACTAACGGTGCAATCGGTGATACAACATTAACAATCGCACAGATACCATCGCACGAACACGTTGCTTCCTACCGCAGAGAACCAAATAATAGTTCAAACCCAACTTATTTAATTGGTGGAACAGCTGGTTCTACCGCAAGCGTTAATCTAGGAACAGGTGCTACAGGCGGTGGTGGTTCACACACTCACACAGGTGGTGCATTTACAGGCACAGCAATTAACTTAGCCGTTCAATACGTTGACGTTATTATTTGCACAAAATCATAATGAAAATTGAATCAAAAGCCAATTGTCCGTTAGACAACTTCAACCCTTGCCGACAAACAGATTGCGCTTGGTTTACTCAACTGCGCGGGAATAATCCAAATACAGGCGAACCAGTCGATGAATGGGGCTGTGCTATTGCTTGGATACCCGTTCTGCTTATTGAAAACTCCCAACAACAACGGCAGACAGGCGCGGCGGTTGAGTCATTTCGCAACGAAATGGTTAACAGTAACGAGCAAACATTACTTATGTTAAAAACTAAATAATTAAAGTACAATTAACATTACAAGACATGATTAAACCCGCTGTGAGTGCATAGCAGGGCAAACCGAGAAAAGGTAAAATCATGGCAGTATTTAATAAATCTTCACTCACGCAAGTAAGCGGGTTTGATAACCCAATTATTGCTGGTGAACTAGTTTACCAACAACAAACATTCTGGAATCTAGCCTTTGAAAACGAAGGCTTGCAAGTTGACCTTACAGGTGCAACGATTTCAGCAACCATTATCCGCAGACAATTAAGTAATGTGCGTGATAGTCGTTACGGTCTAACTTTTGACATTGCTGATTACACGCCAACACCTACATCAATAAACTTAACAATTACTAACCGCAATGACACATTGGGTGAGTTTACGTTAGTCATTGATGATTCTGCGTGGCTTGCTGTAGCCTCCGACCCCGAATTAGACATTGCATCAATAAACGGTGCGGGGTTCTCAGGGCGCATAAAGGTAAGTTTTCCTGCTGTAGGCACAACGCCAGCGCAAGATTCAATTATTTTTTTACTATTCATTATTAGAAGCGATGGGGTGATAAATTGACTACCGTAACCGTAACCCCGACAAGTAGAACAGTCGTACAAATAGATAGAAATATTATTGGCCCACAGGGGCCAACTGGTGATGTCAACCCAGAGATGTATGTAATTCTTGCTGACACTGAGTTAGCACGAGACGAAGCCCAAAGTTCTGCAACCTCTGCATTAGCCTCTGCAAACACGGCTACTGCACAAGCGGTCATATCAACAGATGCATCTAGTGTGTCAACCACTCAAGCGGGCATTGCTACAACTCAAGCAGGTTTAGCTTCAACCTCAGCAAGTACAGCGGCAACTCAAGCGGGTATTTCAACGACACAGGCGGGTTTAGCATCTACATTTGCGTCAAATGCGTTAACAAGCGAAAACACAGCTATAACACAGGCAGGAATAGCTATAACTCAAGCTGGGTTGTCTGCAACGTCTGCATCAGAGGCACTAACAAGCGCAAACACTGCGACGACACAAGCAGGGTTAGCTTCAACATCAGCTAGTGAGGCTTTAGCAAGTGAATTGTCAGCAACGGCAAGCGCAGAAACAGCAGTCAATGCACCAGGCACTAGTGGCACATCTACGACAAGTTTAGCAATAGGACTTGGTTCAAAAACTTTTACGACTCAGACTGCTAAAGATTGGGGCATCGGTCAATTTGTGGTCATTGCGGTTACGACAGATGTTGAAAGTTTTATGTTTGGTCAAATTTCTGCTTATGACTTAGGCACAGGGTCTATGACCGTCTTGGTTACGGCTACAGGCTTATTAGGTACTTATGCAAACTGGACTATTAGTTTAGCCCCAGCGGTTGTATCAACAACAGTCGTACAAACAGACATCGGCACAGACCCAAATCAGATACCGTTAAATCAATTTCTTGGTTCATTAGCGTATCAAGAAAAAGAAAGTTTTGTTATTGCTCCTGTTGCCTCTGTTGTGCCAGCTATTATCGGCGAGATGGTCTTTCAACTAACCAATGACACTACGCTAGTTATTAAAGTTAAAGGTAGTGACGGGGTTGTTCGTTCTAACACTCTGACACTTGCTTAAGGATTAACGATGCCCATTAAAAACAATTTTCCAAATTCACGCCCATCTCTCACGGTTGATTTTCGTAACAGCGAAACAGTAGACCCGCGTATCGTATCAGCACGAGCCTCTACAGCGACATATACAGACAAGTTCGGTGTTATCCAGACTGCTGTCGCTAATGAGCCGAGGATTACTTTTGATGCGGTGACAGGTGAGTGTGAAGGGTTGATGCGGGAATCGCAGAGGACTAATTTAGTACTAAACAGCGCGGTGCTAGTAACTCAGAACGTGACAGTCACAGCCGTTGCTCATACACTTAGTTTTTATGGCACAGGTACGGTAACGTTATCAGGCACAGCAACAGCCACAGTCGTTGGTTTAGGTGCTTACCCATCACGAAAGACTTTTACTTTTACACCAACCGCAGGTACTTTGACATTAACCGTTACAGGCTCAGTCACTCTTGCACAACTGGAAGTCGGCGCATACGCTTCCTCATACATTCCAACAGTGGCCTCACAAGTC